TTCTTAGCAGGCTCTGCGGACTTCTCTGCGATGTTCTTCTGCATGTTAGCTTCTTCGCTAGCAGCAGATTGGTTCAATGCACGCTGTAGACGTCCCAGCTTACGGTTACCCAGCAAGGCCATCACGCCGTTCATGGCACTACCAACCGCACCACCGACACCAAGAGCGTCACCAGTACCTTCGATATAGCCTCTATCTGGGTCGTAGCCTACGTAGTCCTTAGCAATCCAGTTCATGCCCAGAGTGTTGACAGCTTCCTGCACACCCTCGTAGATGGCACCCTTACCCATCTCAGCCCACACATTATGCTTCTGAGGTGCCAAGGGATCACGACCGGTACGCTTAAGGTGCTCACCGCGCTTCTTGGCGAGAGCCTTCTGTAGGACAGGACGGAACTGACCACCCGATGCTTTGTTCAGGAGGTTAGCCGCTTTGAAGATGGGAATACCTTCAGACAGACCGATCACGGCACTCATGCCGGCAGCCTTGTTGAAGTCTTCCTCAGTGACTGGAAGGCCCTGCGATTTCTTAGCAGCAATGAGCTCATCAGTCGTTTGGGTAGATGCGCTTGCGGCACCGAGGAGCATTGGTAGCCCCACAGCACCGACACCACCAGTTGCGACCCCACCCGCAACAGCAGAAGCGACAAACGAAAGAGCCGATCCTAGTCCAGCAGAGGCCTTCGTCAGGAACGAGTCTTGATACTCAGGATTGACACGGAGAGTGTTCTGTACCCACTCATCCACGTCTTTGTTGAATCTGTAGAACGCACGGTCCTCGATAGGGGTGTCAGCTTCATCTTCCCCACGGAACTTGTTCTCAGCAACCTCTTGGGCTACGGCGATACCACCGGCAGCATCAGTTGCGACATCAGCTGCACCAATGAGGAAGGCGTTCACGGTAGACATGAATCGCCCAGGTTCATCTTCTGCAAAGGCCTGCCCCTGTGTGCTGACAGGCCCGACAGCTTTGTGTGCTAATGAATCAGGACGTTGGGTGTTCGATGTCTCAAGTGTTGACTTGACCTCACGATCAAACACCTGACCCGAACGACCAGTCAAGGGTTGACCAATCCGATTATTACCTTCAATAATAGATGTAGTGCTGGCTTCGAATTCATCCAAGCCAAAATCAATAGAACCTAAACGGGGACTGGCCATGCTTACCTCTTAACTAAATTGTGCAAGGATTTCTTGAATCTGAGCAGGAGTTGCGGTCCCGCTAGCTATAGCATCTAAGATATCGCCTTGTACTTTGGCCTGAATAGTTCCAAGACGACCTTCCGCCTCAGAGATGTTACGTTGTTGTTGGATGCGACGGTCAGCTGCTTCACCAGACTGTTCAGCCAGGAATTTGATCTGCTCCTGTCGAGCCTGTGCTTGTGCTACTGTTTCATCAGAGCGACGGTCAGCTCCTGCGATACGTTCCGCAGATGCAGTACCGATCCTACGACGAAGAGTCTCACCTTCATCCTGGACAGCGCCTTGAGCAGCTGCTGCTTGTGCAGTGTCAAATGCCTGTACGTTCTGACCGATGCGAGCAAGTCCTTCACGTCTCAGCTGTGCAACTTCTTGTGCCTGCTGGGCTTCAACGTTGGCTCGGGCTTCCCGTGCTGCCACTCGACCCAATCCAAAACCAGCACCCACTCGAGCATTACGACGATCTCTGCGTGCAGCAAAGCCATCGATCTGATCACGGATCGCTTGGTTAGAGGATGCCAGGTCACCAAGGGCTTGGTTCCGTGTCTGACGCTGGTTAGCTTGGTTTACCAGGGTGCGCTCACCAGGACGGAGAAAATCAGAACCGCTATTACTGCCAGTTCCGCTATTGTCTCCAACACTTCCTTGCGAAGCTTGCCCTCTCGAAACAGAAGAGAACGTACCTTGTCCATTGCTTTCAATACGAGATCCATCACTTCGGAACCCTCCTTGAGAACTCTGAGGCGTCTGAGCTTGGAACTGAGCATTACGACCCAACTCCGTTGCCTGTTCTTGTGTAATCAGGTCCTGTCGATCTGCGATGATGTCGCGTCCAGGAGCCTGTGCTTCCCGTACGAAAGGATCAAGGTCAGCAGAGCCAGTGACACCAAAGCCAGTACCACTGCTGATCTGAGAGCCAGTACGAGTAGGACCAGCCGATCGGGTACCGAGACCCTGACCACCTAACCGTGTATCACGTACCCCAGGCTCTTGAAGATCTTCATCCTCAATGAACGGGTTGTTTGCGAATCTACTGTCGGCCATTACTTTCTCCTCGGAGCAAGACCACCTGCTGAGGCCTTACCGGATCGAAGCCCACCAGGACGTACTCCATTAATCTTGAGATCACCAAGACGAGTAGGACCTCTACCTGCCTTGGACAGACCACGGCTCATTACATCACCCTTGGTCCTGAGGTCTTTAGCCAACTTGCTTCGGACCTTCCGTTGTTTCTTCTGAATCTTGATGTCCTTAGCCGCAGCCTTCTTAGACTGGTTGGCTAGTAGGATCTTTCTTGCTTTGCTACCGGGCATTAGTTACACCTATAAGATTGACTGAGTGAGTCGCTTGCGTTGGAGCTGATCTTAGCGCCTACGTCAAGAGCACCCATTGCTGATTGTTGAGTTGCCGATGTTAGCTCTGCCAGGGAGATAGCACCTCGTAAGAGAGCGTCCCGGTATGCGTTGATATTCGACGAGTATACTTGAGCGTTGGACAGTGCCACGTCGCTCTTGTTCCGTGCGATCGATGCGTTAGCCTCCGATGCCTTGATGGATGCTGTGGTCGTTGCGATACCCAGCTGAGTCTCAGAGGCGAACCTCGTACCCTCAGACCGTACGTAATCACTGATGGCCTGTGCCTTCGCCTTAGCAGCACTGAACTTGCTGTCCTGTAGGGCTAAGCGACTACGGTATGCATCCAACTCCAGCTTCTCACCTTCGATGGCTACGTCTGCTTCCTTAGCACGTACATCTACTTGGGTGGCGTAGGCCTGCACGCGCGTAGCGTACACGTCAGCTTCCGTCTTGTAGATGTCAGCCTTGGTCTTCTCTGCGTTCAACTGGGCCACGTAGCCGTCGTACTCGCTACGGAAGGCCTCGATCTCTTTGGTGTAAGCATCGAGCTCACTGCCATACAGATCCAGCTTCAGCTTCTCGGCCTCTACCTGGGAGTTGACAGCGTCGGTCTCCGCTCGGAAGACATTCACCGCCTCACTAACCGCACCAATACGGGCGCGATAAATATCAACCAGCTGATTATTAACCTGAGAAATCTGCGCTTGCGCCTCGATCTGAGTCTTATAGATTTCGATCTCCGCCAGCTCGGCTTGCACTTGGGCGGTGAAGACTTGGAAGTTCGTCTTGTAGATATCCAACTCGGCTTGGAGCTGGTTGATCTGTAACCCGTAAAGCTCATACGCGAGCCTGACCTTAGCTTCAGCAGCCCTGAACGCGAGGTCCTGTTGCTGGAGGTGGGCTTGAAGGAGCTGTCCTTCGAGGGATATAGCCGCTTGAATAGAATACTCAAGATTACGCTGCTCAAGCTCGGCTTGCTTAATTGCGACCTCACGGCTAAGATCAGCGATTTTACTTTGGGTTTCCTGAGCCAAGAAATCAAGAGCCGCCAGATGAGACCCAGTTGGACGCTCAAATCCACGAGCTTCTTGAGCATTGATTACCTCCAGCTCAGATCGGTTGGCATTGATGTCTTCCCTGTTACGAGCACGATCCCAGATCGCTTGCTCCACAGAGTTGTTCAGTCCCGTCCCACCATTCTGGATACGATCCAGCAGCTCACCACTTACCGCGGTCTGTAGATCCGAGGAGTACGGAGTGTAGAAGAACTCAAGTACGTCATTCGGCAACGGTGCAGATAGAGTAGGAGACACGAAGTCAGGGGATGTCGGTAACGTGATGTCAGGGGCAGCCGGAAAGTCCAGGTCTTCCAGGGTTGGAGGACACGGAATTGTAAGACCGCAGGCATACTCAATTGTCGGCAAATCAGGGTAGTCGTTCTCATTGAACTCCCGGATGTTGTTCGGTGCAGTAGGCTTCGTAGCGTTCAGGTCATCTGGCTTTACAAGACCGCCATAGTTAATGGTCGGATCGTTGATAGGACTAAAGGTGCCAGGATCCTCCACGCCAGAAAGATCCAGAGTAACGTCATCAACGCTCGGTAGATCGTTTGTCCCTTCATCAAAGTTAAACTCGTTGTTGTCTATCGTCAACCCTTCCAATGGATTAACGATCGGGCTTGGTTGAGGAATAGTTGGAACAGAGATATAGTCGAACTCGTATCCGAGTCCTGGATTAAAAGCACCGGGTAGAGAGATATTCGTTAATGCATCAAGAGCATCCGTCGCAGAGTCACTGGCGTCATTCGCCCAGTTCGTCAGGGACGCTGCTGTTTGCTCAACGATCGTTACCGCCGTAGCTTGACCTACTGGAATACCGCAAGGCATTATCGTTTCCTCCCAAGGACCATAGGCAGGATCTCGATATCATCGATGTCGAATTCGCTATTGTCCATGTTCTGTAGTCTAAATTGCCAGAGATAACCCTTGAGTCCCTTGCCGAGGTCAATCATGCGAAGGCCAATGAAGTCATCATTATGTATCATCTTGTATCGAGCCGAGTACTTGTTCTCTACTCTGGCAACAACCACCAACTTGTTGGCATTGGTACCGAGGTACAGCTTGTTCACCCGCTTCAGGTTGGTAGTGCCCAAGTCCATAGAGGCTGTGGTGATGGACGATTCAATATCCACACCATCATCGCTGTCACCCTCAAGGATGTAGAGGCCAGTCGAGTCTGCAAACAGGCTGTCCTGTCCGAAGGTAGCTGAGTGCGTGAAGCTGAAGTCGTAGTTCGATACAGCAAAGTTCTCTGAGTTCATGACCCAAGAGGAATACTCGATGTCCAGCTTGCGATCACCGATGAGGAAGTTCAGGTCCTCGTCGATAGCGTTAGATGCAATCAGCTGGAGCAGGGTGTTGTCATCAACCTCGAGTTCTTCCTCTGAGGCAACGAATACCGACATGTACTGCTCTGGGGTATCATCGAACTCAAACAGCTCAGGCGTACTCACCTGAACCAACTTGAATACGTCTGTGGTGTCAAGGAAGTTGATAGCCTCCACGATCATGTCCACTATGGTAGCAAGGTCGGCAATCTTCATGCCATTGGCCAGTGCTACGTTGTAGAAGGTCTGTGCCGTCCCTTCATGGTTAATGCTGATACCGTCGACCAAGTCTGCAATGACCTGAGACAAGAAGGTCAGCTGATCGTCGTGTGTCATGTTCTCGACGACAGTGTACGGGAATGCCAACCGGAGCATATCACTCAGATCTACACCCTCAGCAATCACCTCAAGGACGTGAGCAGAGGCGGTCATCGTCTCCACGAAGTTCATGTTCTCGAACAGTCGGAAGATGATATCCACATCCGAGAAGAGTGACCACAGGACATCCTCGTAGACCATTCCTGTCCAGTTCCATGTCTCACTGGCTAAGTCTGCTGTCGTATAGTCATCGTCCAGCGACTCCGAAGATTGCTCCCCAGGCAGGAGCTCAAACATCTCGAACAGTTCTTCTACCGACTCGGGATACTGCTCGGAGTAGAATGCCTGGTCATTTGCATTCAGGAAGTTCTCAAGAACCTCTAGTATCGTGACCTGAGCATGGACTTTAGGAGATTCTTCATCGGTTATCGAGACATAGTTCTCATCTACCACCGGATAGAACTTGTCGCCAGTAAAGTCATCAGTCGTGTACGAGTCTATCGATATGTTATAGTAGCCGTTGTCATCGAAAGCATCGGAGTAGTCTGTGGTCGTTATGAGTCCATCATCAATGATCTCATCCCAGGTGAATACGAAGTTTACTTCTGTAGCGGAGACAACATCAGAGATGCCAGGAGAGGCTCCCCACGTTTCCAGAACCCCATCGTAATAGATACGGGCAGGACGTGAGATCAGGCTCGATTGGCCATTAAGCCATACCGTGCCCAGTCCCGTACCCAACTCAGACCCTCGCAGGTAAGCATCAACAACCTGTAACTCAGTTGTCTGGTTGTCAACAAATACCGTATCACCATAACACTTCATAATGCACCCCAATCCCGTACAACAAAGTAGCCTGCCTGTCCGCCACCTGTCAATGTTATTCCTGCTGTATTGGAGAGGGTGGAAAGTACACCCGACTGAGCAGTAGGAGCGACAGGCCCTGTGTACCCGGTATCATCGGTGAGTGTAGCTTCAATTGTGTATGCCGTACCCTCGGCCCCTACCACTGCGATGTGCAACGTGGAGAATGCTGGTACCGAGATGATAATTTGCTCATCCAGGTCCCCTGCGTTGGTGGATGACGCATCAAAGTCAAGAGCAGAGGCAATCTCATCTACCTTCGCATACACATCCACCGATGCACCGCCTTGGGTATTTCCTATCAGGGCAGTGACATCTACCGTAACGTTGGTTACTACCGATCCAGTGTTGATCGTGTAGTTATTAACATGGGACCGACGGACGAAGTCACGTACAGCCACTGTGTCAACCAGGTCGCTCTTAGGCGGCTCATAGTTGATATCGGTATCAACCAGGGCCTGTATAGATGCCTGAGAACTTACCTCAGTATTATTGATATCTAACTTAAGCTCGTAGGTAGTGAACCTTGGGTAATTCGGGGACAGTACGAGGTCATCTGACTCTAGAAGTGTATCAGACCCGGCAGTCTTCCGTACCAAACTGAACCGTTGAGACAAGAAGTCATACATGCAGTAGTAATAGTTGTCCGCATCGATGTAGTTAGCAATTAGGCCTATCTGGGTATTACCGGTGTCTACATTAAGAGACGGATCAATATACCTGAACCGAGCTACACTGGTAACACTGTATTCTGGATTAGTGAAGAGGAACTCAACGCGATCACTTAGGTTCAGTGCGCTAGTTGCTTCAAATGTTACCTGTGCCATATTGTATCCTTAGACAACGAATTCACGGTTGGAGAACGTCAGCACACCGGTACGGTCATCGAGTATCCCTACTGACGACCCGCCTGGCTTAATGAATGTACCAGCCCCACCACTACCAGGGATACCCGTAGTAATTATCGTACCCTCATTCGTTGTAACCGTCGTACCTACTGGACTTAAGCTACCACCGACCTCACGTCTGAAGTCATCATGTATCAGGACATCACCAGACCCAACAGTAGCAGCGCTTGGACGTCCTAGTATGGAACGAGCAAGGCCTGAACTCCTGTCCTGTGTCGGGAGATTTTCTAACGACTGCAACACTGGCTTATCATTCGGATCAATAAAGAATGTAGCTGAGTCACCCATGAGTGCCTCACCCAAGAGGCAGGTAGCAACGTCAGCTTCGAATGGCAGCACGGAGAACATGATCTGTACTTCGTGAAGCTGTACACCATACCAGGGGACATTATCTACGGTAGGGTCGAGATAGAAGAATACATACATCCTGTCAGTCATCGACTTTAGATCATCTGAGCTCGGAAGAGAATTCCACTTTTGCAGTACAGGTATACGGATCCATACAGGTTCAGGGGTCTTAGGTAACCTCAACTTGGCGAAGTAGCCATCAGGCTCCTGGTGGTCCTGATTGAACCGGTCCTGTACAAAGACATATATCGGCACATCGTATGGATTATGGAAATGTATCTGCAACTCACACAGAATAATGTCCTCATTCTGGTAGTCATTAGGCCATCCCTCGGGGATATCAGCATTCCCGATGTAGAGGCTACACCCATTACGAGGGTCACTATTGTTATAGAAATCTTCTGCCGTGGAGTCACCCTTCGTCAACAAAGCGAAATCAGAGATGTCACCACTTACCGCATTGAACCGGTTATCCCAATCATCATTATCGACGACCGACTCAAATGGATACCCACCAGTTCTCAGCATATCGCTTGAGTTAAACAGAAAGGTACCAGTTGGAAAGAGTGTATCAGCCATCTTAGGTCAACGCTACTTTCAGCTCACCGGTGGCAAGCGTAAAGCTCTCTGTATCAAGTACTAACTTAGACGCTGGAAGCGCACCCCAGTAGTAGACATTACCGCCTGTGATCGCATCCATCAATGCAATGTGGGTTACCGCAGTCCAGTTCTCAGTAGCTGGTCCAAACACTACAGGAGCGTTGGTGGATGACACGCCAAGGGACGAGAGAGTGAACTCTACACCCGAGCCGATGTCGATCAGCTGACGTCCGTAACCAGTGTTGGTCACTTCAGCCGTAGGTGCGTTATCGTTTAGGCCGTTACCATCTGTAAACAGGGCCACATAGATCGAACCCGTTGGTGCAAATGCCACACCATTCAGTGTGAGGTCCAGGATCTTATCTTCCAAATAGACAGAAAAAGCTGCCATGTTAAATCACTCCAATGTGTCGAATTGTGACAAGATCGTTACCGAACGCTTCCTGCCCTAATGTGCCTAAGCCAATCTGATCGATTAGCCAGTCTGTTGCATTCTCATCAGCGTTACCAAGGAACTTGAAGTTGAAGAACCTCTGGTTACTACCGAAGGTCTCTCCCGTCCTACTTACCTTCAGCTCCTGGTCGAAGTTGAATGCCTCAGAGTTTACGTTGTTATCCTCTGCGTCAGTCCAATCAGTGAAGTACGTGATATACACTGGTACCACACTCGTTGAGTACAGCAACTGCCCACCAATAAAGAACTGCTGGTACAGCGTCCCTGTGCTCTCCTCTTCCACCGTTATCAGGTAGGAGAGGTTCTTGTGGTGAGATAGGCTGATCTCGCCTATGTCCCTCACTGCATACGTACCACTACCGTTGTAGATTGTCTGACCGGTGCTGTAGCTTATCGTGCTCTCCCAGTCACCGACACCTACATTAAATCTCTCAAAGTCATACACAGTGTTGACGTAGCTCACTCCGTTGAAGTAATCACCACCAACATTGAAGTGCATCGGCTTAGTAGGGTTGGTTCCTACGTGCGTGTCTTCCTGTGTATCATCTAGCGTCAGAGCCAAAGTATTCGGGGCTCCGAGTCCTATTGTAAATCTCTCGTCAAGATCGACCCCAACCGACTTGCCGAGAGGGTTAGCATTGAGGTTGATAGCATCGACTCGCATCTCAGTCCCCGCAGCATTTACTCTCCCCTGGTTGGTTATCTCTAGGGCACTGAAGACTTCTGTAAGTTCCAGTTCTCCGTGCTCCGTGTACTGACCAACAGGGGTAAAATCTATGTTATCGATATCGTTTGGGTACTCCTTACTGAGCATCACCAACGTATCCTTCTCCGTAATCCCAACCAACCTCTTCTTGAGGATGATGACCAGGAGGTCCTCGTTTGCTACCGTCTTTCTGAAGGCAGCTACTACTGAGTGTCTCACCCGATCAACCAGGGTAGGGAACTCAGAATCAATGTTCGCTATGATCCGTCCTTGCTGGTAAACAACCCTGAGGATGTCACCATCATCGTTCCCAGCTTGGAAGTTGAAGTCCAGATATGGATGGTCGTATTGGATCGTTGTCGGGTCCTGGAAGAAAGTGTTCCTACCCCAACTCAACGTCGTATCGTCATTCGACCAATCGAAGATGCCGTACAGTGCTCCGTTAGGGAACTCATCAGGCATGTCAGCCACATCTTGTATTGTCCAGTTCTCTCCACCACCCTCCAGGAAATAGTAGTGCTCATGCTCGAGGTTCGATAACTCTAATGGGTCTAGGACTTGGAACATGAACCCACTTGGGATCTCTTCCACTTGCTCTCTCGGAGCACCCGTTATCTTGACCTTTACTACTCTTCCTGCATTCACCACCTTAACGGTGGAGCCATCTTCTAGCGTTGTCCTATATGAGGAAGGCTGCCTATACCTGTTCTGGTAATGAAAGGCAACCTTCCTTGCAAAGCCTCGTAAGGAAGCAGCCACTTCCAAATCGCCATCATAGGCGAAGATCAGCGGCTTATGTCCCTTCATTAGGCGTCAGCCACCGTGATCTGATACGTGATGTTGATCTGGTCGGAGACACCCAGGCTACGCGGAGCAGCAGCAAACTGAGAAGCAGCGAACAGAGTACCAGCAGTGCCGGCCATCGTCGAGTCAGAGATCAGGAAAGCACCGTAGACGTCAGTTGCAGCGTTTGCCGTATACACAGCAGGGGACGCAGCGTTGGTAACAACTTTAGCAGCTTGAACACCAGTCCACACAGGGCGGGAGGTATTCGAAACGTCTGTGGTAGCAACCACTTCGGTCATACCGTCACCTTCACGCGAAGCCGCGGTATTGGTAGCGAGTACAGTGTAGTTAGATTTGAAGGCACCAATGTACCAATCGGTCGGTTGAGTGGTCTCCATCAGAGCTGCGCCAATGGCGTACTCCAGGCCCTCATCGACTACGAGGTTATGGTCTTCCTGGTAGGTAGACATGTCGTCGTTGATCCAATGACCAAAGACACCACCCAACAGAATCTTAGAAGCCGGGAGGTAGAGTTCACCGTCATCAGTCCTCTCAAACTTCCGCCGTGCAATTTCTTTTGCGAATGATTTATGCATTTTTCACCTTACTGAATTGGAACGCCGTTACGAATAATCTGTGCTGTGACTTGATCTCCCAGCCTTGCATTGTCCGTGTCAGCTCGTTTTTGGAGGATCGAAAGATATCGGTTAATTCCCTCCTTCTGTATGAAAAGGCCTGTGCCTTTGTCTGCCTCTGGAAAGACTACGTTTCTCTCCGTCATATTAAGAGTGACGCCGTCATTAAAGCAGACGTACATCCCTTTGTCAGTGGTGACTAGCCACTTATACCCGATAGGCGTATTCTCGAAGAAGATGTATGCGCCTACGATCTTACGGTCAGTACCCTCGACTACCTTGACAGGTTCCTTCTCAGTGAGTTTAGCTTTCACTGGATCCTGTCCGGCCAAGTAGTACAATTTGTCTGAGGCAATCCACATCCCACCAGCCGTAGGCATCACTGCCCGGATACGTTCTGGAAAGGGGAGAAAGGCCTCTTGGAACCGGAACCACTCATACGATAGCGGATCCGAATACCATAATGTGCTACCCTGTGCAATCCATAGCCTGCTATGTGCATAGCGAATGATGTGACCCGTGGGAGCTGGGAACACATTGAACGACTTGAGCGGCAGAACACCGTGTCGTATGCTTGTAATAGTGGTGGACGAGATGCCGTTGACTACCCGTCCGATGAAGTAAAGCACCTCTCCGTTAGGAGTGGAGCAGTAGATGTTTACGTGAGTTACTCGAGGATCATTGGAGATTGCGATACTCTCAACCTCAATGCCTTGTCCTTCTCCTACATTAATAAGACTAGCAACGCCACTCCCAGACTCAAGACCACGGTCGTCAACGTAAGTGAGTGCAACTTGATATGTTCCTTGTTCTAAAGACCCAGTAGGGGCAACAGCCAGTGATGGTCGCGGGTTAGGGCGATCAATCCCAAAAGTAGAAAGGGCGAGGCCATCGTCATGAATGATACCAGTAGTAGTATCAGACACATAATGTGTTCTTCCATCCACATGAGCAAAGGAAACCGGACTCGTTCCGACGAGATGGCCAAGCTCTGTGACGTTGTATTGTTCTGAGACCGAGACGAGTTGTCCATCCTTCACCCCAAAGCATCTGCTGTCTTCCGACCACAGTGCCGTCCAGTTACCAGTGTCCTTCTGCGTATAACCTTCACGCTTATCGATACCACCGGATTTATCGATGTCGACATTCAAGGCCTCCTTCAGATAATCGGGTGGAGTCCGATCAGGAGACAGGACGTTGTTAAGGCCCTTGAAGTTGTCGAGAACTATTGTCTTCGGATGCTTAGGCATTACTTGTTGCCGTAAGGATTACTGTAACGAGAACCAGTGCGTATGCCGCCATAGCCAACAGAGCGCCCACCATTACGTTTCTGTCGCTTCTCTGCGTAGATCGAGAGTCTGTGTGGGAAGTCTTGCTCCCATAGTGCTCTGAAGTACTGGGCTCTTGTTGGGTCGAAGGTGTTTGCATCATCCTTGTTGTAGGCCAAGAAGGCCGCGTAGTTAAGAAGCGCCATGTGATAATGTTCAGGCACTTCAGGGCTCTCCATGTTATCACCCCAACTAAGATCGGCAAAAGGAAGTCGATAGACCAAAAGGTTGAGAGTATCATCTGCTACAGGTGCCTTCCACAAACGAATAGTACGAGTAATGTAATCAGTGATATAGACTTCAGGAGTCCCAGCGGCTGTTTGCCAGTTCGGCTCAAGCCAAATATCCTCGATCTCACATGGTGCCAAGGGAGAGGTTTGTGATGCAAGTTTAGCCCCCTTAATCTTCAGTACCTTCGGGTGGAGTGTGTAACGACCTTCGCCAGTTGTCACAGCAATGTCGTAGTCACCACCATAGTCTTTCAGTAAGAACGCTGTACGGCAAGCCTCACGCTCAGCCTCATTGATGAATTTGGTCAACTCTTCGTTAGACCATTTCAGCTGGTAAACGTCCTCGTCGTCATTCTCAATGTCGTCCCAGCAGACGCCTGTCCCACCGGTATCGTCAAGGATCGACGTACGGAGGTGTTTAACTAGATCCAGCAGTGTCATCGTTCAGCATCTCTTGTTGTAGAGTGTGCCAGATCTCTTGGATCAAACCCTTCTGGACCTGATACCCGACCTCTTTGCTCACTCTGGTTACGATTGGGAACCCCTGCTTATTGAAATTGTCCACAGCATCTGCGTCCAACCAACCCTTAATTACTGCTTTGATTTCGTCCCTTCGACCAATATCCGTGGTCAGTTTCTCTGATACATCTGCCGGAATATCTGCTACGATGTTAGCGACCATCTCCTCTGAGATCAGTCCGTGTGCAAAACAATCCCGCCATCCAAACTCCGGTACATCCCGCCACTCATTACCAATACGCCACCCGTGTCCGGACTTCAGGCTCACATGAACCTCTTCTCCATTCGGGCTTTTGAACTTCTTTGTCTTCATAGGTCACCTAATATGAGGGGGCACATCCTTGTGCCAGGGGATAATCTTAGCCTTGCGAGAAAGCTGCACGGCCAACTTCAACGTACTCGATCACGACGTACGCTTCAAGGTCGACACCAGGAACACCGGTGACGCTAGATACGATGATGCTCTCACCGCCAGAACCAACAACCTCAACCGGAACGGTGATGGCCGTATCAGCCACTGCATTCATATCCGCAGCAGTTGCATACTTGGTCAAATCACCAACGATACCGATGTCAGCTGTCAGCAATGCGCCGTTAGCGACTGCCACACGGACGAAACCACCCGTGACGATAGCGCCTTCAGGAAGCTCACCGACCTTGTCATTGTCTTCGATTTCAGTGATACCAGTTGCATCACCAATTTTCTGGACAGAAGCGATAATCTCCTGTCGACCTGCATTATAACGGTTACTCATTTATTCATCCTCATCATCAATGGATTGGGGGCTTTCGCCCCCGGGTAATTAGATTGCGTGGTTGACCGCAACAACACCGAAGTCCTCAACGGAGTCCGAGTAGTTGGTGTGATACTTGGGCTTCAGGAGACCAAACATCTTGTCAACGTTGATACCGGGCGAGCTATCGTAGTTAAACAACTTCTCAGACCACTCAGGAGAACCCAAGTCAGCCATACCCAAGGCCTGTTGGCCGCAGAGCAATGCCCGCGAACCATCAACGTTACCACCTGCGCCCCACTTGGAACCAGCAGCAGCACCTTTGGTGTTGTAAACCAAGCGATGCTCATGGATGATCATGCCATCCACAGTCACTGTACCACCGGTGAAGAACGGGTTCTTGTCGCTACGCGGCAGACCAGTCACAACAGCGTTCAGGTAATCAGGATCCTTCTTGAGCTGGGCAAGAGCTTCAGGACGCACGAACAGCACGTAGTACTCTTTACCACCAGCCATCAGAGGCTTGATGTAGTTGGTCTTGGCATACACGTTCAAGTCAACCAGGGCTGCATACGACAGGGTGTCGCCGGCAACGATGGTAGCAGTGTCGCCTGCATCAACGGTAGAACCAGCGCCGTCAATGTTGACGTGGCGGTTACCAGTAGGAGCACTCACGTCGCTGTTGAAAGCCAACGTAGCAAAAGCGCCATCCGTACGTGGAGAACCATCCAGGTTGAACGAGTAGTCGATACCAGACAGCGTCAGGAACGCCAATTGGTCAACACGGTTAGCCAGCCAGTAAGACAGCACGTCACGTGCATGCTCGCGGAAACGAACAACGGTCTTCTGCTCGGCCAATTTACCTTTCTGACGGACACCATGAGAGATCAGGTCGATCGTCATGTCTTCCGTGTAGGTCATCATTTCCTCTTCTTGACCTTCACGCTCGTTGTCGCCAACGACTCCGTCACCTACGAGATCAGCCAACAGGTGCATCAGCACTCGCTCGCCCTTCTCAGTTTTGGTCAGTTCAGTAATACGCTGAACGACGGTATTGTCACCCGTACCGACGAATTTCGTGAAGAAAGACTTATCGCGCGCATCGCGCCATACATCACGACTCCAAACGGTCTTCTGCTCACCAGTCAAAGCAGCAAAGTTAGTTAATGCCATTTTCAATTGTCCTATGTTGTAGTAAAAGTTATTTGCTGTTAGTTGACATTTCGGAGTCTAGGCCGTTGCTCATCTGTCGGGTGAGAATACCGAATACATACTTGCTCGTATGAGAGTAACCCCCC